GACGAGCTTATGAATCATTACGATGTTCGTGCGACATACGCTGATGAGCTAGGAAAGGCTCTCGCAAAAACATACGATCAAAACGTAGCGAAGGTAATTGCTAATGCTTCAAGAGCTTCAACAACTCTTACAGGTGGCAACGGTGGATTAGTTTCTACTCTTGCCAACGGTAATACATCTTCATCTGATGTAACTGGTGATGAGTTAGCAGCAGCTATCTACGACATCGCACAGGCATTTGATGAAAGAGACATCCCTCCAACAGATCGCTTCTGTGTGTTACCACCTGCTGAGTACTACAAGTTAGCTGAATCAGCTACAAGAACAGTAGATGTTGACTTCAACCCAGGTGGCAATGGTTCATTTGCTTCAGGTCGTATACAACAGATTGCTGGTATTCCAGTGATGATGAGTAACAACGTACCTCAGTCAAACGTATCATCAAACCCATCAGGTGCTAACAACACATATAGTGGTGACGATAGTAAAACTATTGGTCTTGTTTTCCATAAATCAGCAGTGGGTACTGTGAAGTTAATGGATATGACTACTGAGATCTCTGGTTCTGATTATGGAATCATGTATCAAGGTACACTTATGGTCGCTAAATATGCTCTAGGTCACGGTATCCTCCGTCCAGAGTGTGCAGCTACTATCAAGTTATCTGCTTCTTAACTTACCTCGAAGGGTACTCAGTAATGGGTACTCTTTTCTTACTATTTGGAGAACATTATGTATCACAGTACTAAAAAAAAGAAGAAGAAAAAAATGGGTGGTAGAGAATCACTTAAAATAAAAAAGTAAAAAACCATGACTGTAGCTGCAACCACTGAACTAGAAAGCATCAACATTATGTTGGCTGCTATAGGAGAAGCACCTGTTAACAGCCTTACAGGTACAGTTCCTGTTGATGTTCGTCTGGCACAATCAACCCTTACTGAAGTCAACAAGGAAGTACAAAGTGAAGGTTGGTCTTTTAATACTGAAATAGATGTAACTCTTACCAGAGATGCTTCTAAACAGGTAGCACTTTCAACTGATGTATTAAGGATAGATCCTAATATTCATCAACACCCTACGATTGATGCAATACAGCGTGGTCTTAAATTATATGACAGGTTAAATAACAAATATGAATTTGATGAAGATCTTATCTGTACTGTTGTCTACTTCAGAAACTTTGATGAGATACCAGAACCTGCAAGGAGATATATAACAATAAAAGCTGCTCGTATCTTTGTTGATAGATTAGTTAGTGATGATGGATTAAGAACCTATACACAACAGGACGAAACCAGAGCCAGAGCTATACTGATGGAAACAGACCTTGCTAATGGTGATCATAACCTTCTTAGAGGAGATCCATCATTAACAAGTGTATTTGATACCTATTCACCAGCAAACGCATTAATTAGATAACTATGGCTGTAGTATCTAGAGCAATACCTACATTGCTTAGAGGAATATCACAAGCTGCTGATTCAACAAAACAATCTGATCATGCAGATATACAAGACAACGCTAATAGCAGTCCTGTACAGGGTCTTGTAAAGCGTTCTGGTTCACAGTTTATTACAAGTTTAAGTTCTTCTACTGTAGGTAATGTTCATATACAAACTATTAACAGAGATATAAATGAAAGGTATGTGGCAATATTCAGTAATGGTAATGTCAAGGTATATGAATTAGATGGAACAGAACTTACTGTAAATAAACCTGATGGTACAAGTTATTTAAATACATCCAATTCCAGAAATGTAATTAAAACTGTAACTATTGCTGACTTTACCTTTGTTGTTAATACAAGCATTACAACAACGATGGACTCTGCCCTCAGTCCAGGAGATATTACACAAGCTGTTGTATTTATAAATCAAGTCTCAGATAAGACCACATATTCAATCACTGTAGATGGTGTGACTGTTACTGATGACACCACCTCGGACTCTACACTTAGTACTACACAGGTAGCATCTGATCTTGTTTCTGGTCTTAATTCTGGACTGTCAGGATTTACTATTGCTCGTAACGGTCCTGTTATTCATATAAAGAAAAATGATGGTAGTAATTTTTCTATTGATGGCAGTGATTCACAAGGTAATACACAACTAACAGTGGTCAAAGATTCAGTACAGAGATTTACTGACCTGCCTACTGTTTCACCTAATGGTTATGTTGTTGAGATAAAAGGTGATGAGGCTACTAATTTTGATAATTACTTTGTGAAATTTGTTACTAATAATGGTGGCACGTTTGAAGAAGGGCAGTGGGAAGAAACTGTTATGCCAGGTATTAATTTTAAATTTAATTACGACACAATGCCTCATGTTTTAATTAGACAAGCTGATGGTAATTTTAGATTTGCAAGAGTCGATGGTGATTCATACACATTATCAGGTGTAACTTATACTCTGCCAAAATGGGGAGAAAGAACTGTTGGTGATTTAGATTCAGCACCCAACCCTTCTTTTGTTGGTAATAAAATCAATAACGTATTCTTCTTTAGAAACAGGTTAGGGTTTTTAACTGATGATAATGTAGTGTTATCAAGAGTTTCAGAGTTCTTTAACTTTTTTCCAGAAACAGTTTTATCTGTAATAGATTCTGACCCTATAGATGTTGGTGCATCACATACCAAGGTTGCTATTCTTAAACATGCAGTAACGATGGGAGAACAGTTGATCCTGTTTTCTGATCAGACACAATTTGTTCTTACATCATCATCTGATGCGTTAACACCTAAAACAGCTAACGTGGTTGTTGCAACAGAATTTGAATCAAGTGATGCTGCACAACCTGTAGGTTCCGGTTCTTCTATCTACTACCTAACCAATAAAGGATCTTTTGCTGGTGTAAGAGAATATATAACACAGGAAAATATAGCTATAAAAGAAGCCAGTAATATAACTATCCATGTACCAAGATTAATACCAAGTAATATTTTTAAATTAGCGGTATCTACTAACGAAGATATTTTAGTTTTATTAGGTACAGATAATCCTAATAAACTGTATGTAAACAGATGGTTGTATGGTGAAAACTTTCAGAAGATATTAAATAGCTGGTCTACCTTTACTTTTAATTCTGCCAAGTCAATTAAGAATATAGATTTTATTGGTACTGATTTATTTATGGTAGTAGAAGAGGCTAATGGTACAAGTTTAGAAAAAATACCTTTTGAGGCAGAATTTAAAGAACCCAACGCAGAGTTTGAATTTCATTTAGATCATAAGGTTACAGAAGCAACCAGTGGTGTATCTGTTGCCTACAACTCTTCTACTGATGTAACTACATTTACCTTGCCTTATAGATTAAATGCAGATATGTCTGTAGTAGGTCGTTATCTTGCAAATGGAGAGACAAGTACCTTTGTAAATACCCAAGGAACTACAGTCACCTTGAAACCAGGACAGGCTTTACAAACTACAAATACAAGTAATGGTTCTACATCAACAATTACAGCAAATGGTGATTTTAGAAACAGTAAATTTATTATTGGTGAACCATACCTGATGCACTATAGATTCAGTCAACAGAGACTTACAGAAGGTGGTGCCAATAATTCAGGTGAGATAGTAAGTGGCAGGTTACAACTACATCATTTCTACATCAAGTTTGAAGATACTGGTTTCTTTCAGGTAGAGGTAACACCTGAAAATAGAGACACATCCACTCATAAATTCACTGGTCGTTTATTGGGTGCAGCTTCTGCTGCCATCGGTCAGATTAATTTAGAGACAGGTACATTTAGAGTGCCAATAATGTCAAGAGCAGATAGAGTGAATATAGATGTAAAAAATGACACATTCTTGCCAACACAGTTATCAAGTGCTGAATATGAGGCTATGTTCCATATAAGAAGTAGGAGAGTGTAATGGGACATTTAAGAAAAGCTAATCTAAAAGATCTTAAATATGTAGCAGCTAATTTAAGAGAAATAGATAAGATAGAAGCTTTTTATCAGACAGGACAGGAACCCCTGCAAGCCCTTCAATTTACTTATATCTGTAGTCAGGTAAACATGGCAATAGCTGATGATTATGATCAACCTATAGGGCTTTGTGGGGTAGTTTCTGATGGCATTATATGGATGGTTGCCACAGATAAATTGTTTGCAAATAAAAAATATAGAATACAACTAATAAGAAAAGGTCGTGAATGGGTCGAAAGCCTGTTGAAAAAATACAAAGTCTTATATAATTTTGTATATGCAGAGAATGATTCTGCTATCAAGTGGTTAAAGTCTCTTGGTTTTACCTTTATCAATTACCACGAAAGATATGGAATACAAGGTAAACCATTCTACGAATTTCTGAGGATTGCCTAAATGTGTGTTGCAGCAATAGGAGCATTAGGAAGTGCAGGGCCGTTGTTTGCTGCGTCTTTAGGTCTTAATTTAGTAAGTGGTCTTGCACAAAGATCAGCAGCACAGGCAGCAGCAGAACAGACATATCAATCTTCTTTAATAGCTAACAGATCAGCAGAGCAAGCCTTTGCTGCTCAACAGGAAGCCACAGCAGATCAGTTAAAAGAAACTAGAAAATCATCAGCACAGGAAAAACTGGCAAAGACAATACAGGGATTACAGGCAAGAGGAGCTATCAGAGCAAGTGAAAGGGCAGGTCTTACAGTAAATCTATTACTGGCAGATGCAGAACGACAAACAGCAAATGCAAGAGAATCTATCAACCAAGCGGTGGAATCAGCAACCAGACAATACACAAGAAATGTAGAAGGTCTTGTAGCACAAAGAGATAATAGACGTAATCAACTGCAAAGTGATATAAATCAGGCATATAACCAAATCCCATCACTGGGATCTGTTCTGCTAAATACTGCTGTTTCAGGTCTTAACTCCTACGTCTCTCTTACAGGAGGTCTTGGTGGTGTTGGTTCAACAGGAGTCGGACCACAAGCTAGTTATCTCACTACTGGTAGTCCTCTTTACGTCAGTTAATTATGTCATCTAGTTTTCAAAGTACAGCTTTTCAAGGATCTGCAAGACCTGTAGATACTTTTGTAAGACCTCCCAGTGTTCAACCTAAAAGTGATATAGAACAGTTGGCAGAAGCTTTACAATCTATAAACCCTGCCATACAAAGTTTTTTAGGTTCAAGAATAGAAAAGGCTGTAGAAAGAGAAGAAGCTGAAGGTACAGAACTAGCTATAGAAGATGCTGCTAAAAATTTTAAAGATATAAGTAGAGGTGTTAAAAAAGCTGATGGTGAAGATGCAGCCAGACAACTAATAGGTGGCAGTATTTTTGCAGATCGTGCTTATCAAAGAACAAAAACAAAAATCTTGGGAAGCAACCATGAAAGTGCTTTATTTAACAGTTATGCAACAACGCAAATTGATGGTAAATTCTTAAATTCTTTTTCTCTTGAATCACCACAATTTCAAACATGGTTAGAAGGAGAAAGGTCAAAAGTTGTTGATAAATTAAATGATGTAAATCCCACCTATGTAAACAAATATTTTTTACCAAAGTTATCAGATGCAACTGCAAAAATAACAAGTCATCATATTGA